TATGCAACAACATGTCACACAAGCAGAGCATCAGGTGTTGGCAGAGGCTCATACAAAACTGCATGCGGCTCATGTCCAACTCCGTGATGACCATGAACTGTTGACAAAGGCACATCAGGAGTTGAGTGAGCGTGTAACAGCACTGGAGAAGCATGCAACTCCTGCTCCCGGCACGACGACAGCAAGCAGCGTTCGTAAACCAGTGATCCAGAAGACGGGCGAGCACTAGAGGCGACGGGAAGAGGACGGTGAGGGGGAGGCGCGGTGTGGATGCTGTGTTCGTAGTGGGTGATCGCCTCGCCCGATCCGTCGCCTCTCATAAAAGAGAAAGAATGCAGGATGAAACAAACAAAAGCCATGCCAGTCCTCTCGACTACTGCGACCGTGGTCGAGGAAGTGAAGACGCCAGAACAGCGCCTTGTCGCCATTGAACAGCGTCTTGAGTCCTTGGAAAGGCAGGCTCACACTGAGCATACCATTGGTGAAACGACATTAGAGACGATTGCTACTCATGTTCTGCGTCGTTTAACAGAGCATTTGCAGCACACGTTTGGGCAGACGGATACACAGATCTAACCCGCTTTCAGGGGAAGTAGAGAGAAGAAGAGGAGAAATGTTATGCCACTCAATCCAGGTGCCGCCGATTTTCTCACGACGCCTCCTGCCCCAACGGTTGTCCAAAATGCTGTTGGAGCCAGTGCGGCGATTACCTATTCCATCGTCTTTGTCAACGCATCCGGCCAGGATTCTATACCTAGCCCAACAACGGTGACCGGAGCAAACAATGCCTCAACAGCCAATAATACGCTTTCCTGGGCAGCTCAGGCGGGGGTTATAGGAACCCGTATTCTGAAGAACGGCAACCTCCTTGCGACGGTTGGTCCGGGTGTGACCTCCTACACTGATAGCGCAGGAAGTGCTGGTATTGCCTACACGGCCTATACCGCTAATCCAACGGCGATGGTCCCTTCAACGAATAGCCCGATTGATGGAGGCTACGCCACCTATTCGGCATCGATGCAGGCACTGGTGGCTGTCACTGGATGTACTGATCTCTTCACCATCTATGGAAGCGCAACCAAGACAGTTAAAGTGACGAAAGTGACCATTGTGGGTACGACCATCACGACCCCGATTGTGTCTGAAGTCCAGCTTATCAAACGATCATCTGTGAATACAACAGGAACAAGTTCTGCACCAACCAATCTGGTTGCGTATGACAGTAACAGTCCAGCAGCGACAGCAACGGTCTTAGGATATACAGCAAACCCAGGAGGCCTGGGGACGGTTGCAGGTATCATCAGTGCCTCGAAGATCATCCTCAATATCGTCCCAACATCAACCTTAGATGTCGCCCCTGATCGCTATATTCAGGAGTTTGGTGGAGGTCGTCCCTCGCAATGCCCGACACTTCGCGGTGTAGCTCAGGGACTCTGCGTCAACCTGGTGGCAACAGCCTTTTCCACTGCCGCAACATTTGATGTTGCCTTTGAATGGTGCGAATTCTAGCCTAATAAACCTATAACCCGTTATGTTGGGCAATGCATAACACTGTATTTTATAGCGTGTTTGAGAAACGGTATGCAAAGGTGGAAGGGGGCGTGGCATGAGCTTTGGCACAACACCAACCTCGACCACCCCTTTAACAACCAACCAATTTCCTGTGTCTGCCGTGTATATCCCTGGCACCAGTGGAAGCAACTTGACGGCCTTGCAGGGTGGTCCTGCATCAACAGACGGGTTAGGGAATGTTTCAGCACCTGTCGTGGTGGTCTTTGGTGGAACGGCTACCTTTCCTGTGCCGTCCAATAGCGGTGTTACCGTGGTAAGAAACAGTGCAGGGCGTCTTGCGACGGTGATCGTGACCACCAGCGGACCAGCACAACTCAACATCTACGACAATGCGAGTCAGGCAAGCGGAACGATCATCGGGGCGATACCGGCCAATGCGGCGGTTGGATCGGTCTACGCATTTAACAGTCCTGCCGCCCTTGGGATTGTGGCGAACTCGGTGGCATCCTGCTGTAGCGTCACTATTTGCTATTACTAAGGTATGTGAGGGGGAGAGGGAAGAGCGATGTCAACTGTCAATGTAGGCAACTCAACAAGTAATCCGGTTCCAGTGAACGTCAATGCCGCGTTGCCCGCTGGCGGCAATACCATCGGCAACGTCAATATCCAGGCCAGCGGATCTGCTGTCTCGCTTGGTCAGGCAGTCATGGCCTCCTCGCTTCCTGTGGTCATTGCGAGCAACCAAAGCAATCTCCCCACGAATTTTGTACAAGTTGCCGGTTCCGCCATTGCCACTGCTGCGACCGGGATCATCAAAGTTGGTCTCACGGATGGCACAGGCAATGCTATCACGAGCACCTCTAGCGCCATCGATGTCAACATCAAGAGTGGCGGCGGGTCAGGTTTTTCCGTCGTCGATGAAGTGGCATGGACAGCAGGCACTTCTGCGCTGGTGCCAACTGGTGGCGTCTTCAATGATTCCGCTGCTGCGTTGACTTCTGGTCAGGAAGGTACCATCAGGGTCACGAATAACCGCGCCATTCATGTCAATCTCCGTGACGCAAGTGCCAACCAACTGCTCGGATCGAAGACCTCTGCCAACTCTCTCCCGGTGGTAATTGCATCAGACCAGGCAGGACCCTTGCCTGTTGCGGGTATGGTGGCATCCGGTGCCTCCAATGCCAATAACCCGGTCAAGATCGGTGGAGCATTTAACACCACGCAGCCGACCGTCACAACCGGGCAGGCGGTCGATGCGCAATATTCAGCGCGTGGCGCAGCCATCGTGACGACCGGCGTAGATACCTTCAACGTCACCATCAACGCAGCACTTCCAGCAGGTGGAAATACGATTGGTGCAGTCACACAGGCCAGCGGTCCCTGGACCTCCAATATTACCCAAGTAGGCGGTTCCTCTTTAGCTCTCGGGCAGACGACCATGTCTGCAAGTGTTCCGGTGACGTTTGCTAGCAACCAGAGTTCGCTTGGCGTCACGCTTCCATCCAATAACACGACCATGATTGGCGTCATCAGTCCTGGAGGTATCTCCACATCAGCCATTGCAGCGGCAGCAACGAACACGGTGGTCAAGAGTGGTGCAGGACGATTATGTCGTGTCATGATCACGACCTCGGGCACTGCGGCACTCACGTTTTACGACAATGCCACAGGTGGAAGTACCACTGGAAACATCCTGGGTGTTGTTCCTGCTAATGCAGCAGCTGGGTCCGTCTATGATTTCCAATTTATCGCATCTACAGGCATTCAGGCACCGGGCGGTGCAAGTACGCCTGCCGTTACCGTTGGATATATCTAATCATGAAAGCGTTGTATGTCTACTGTTAATATTGGGTCTTCTCTTCCAGCAGGAAGTAATACCATTGGAAATGTGAAGATTGTTGACGTAGCCGGAACAAACCAGGCTGCGGTAGATGCCAACAACAATCTACATATTGCCGTGTACAACGCTGCGAACTCAATGGCGGTGGACTCCTCGAATAATGCCCATGTCGCTCTTTTCAATATAGGTAACCAGCTTGCTATCAATGCATCCGGTGCTCTCTCTGACAACATTACACAAGTAGGAGGAGTATCGCTTGCACTTGGGCAGATTACCATGTCTGCTTCCCTCCCTGTTGCCATCGCGTCTGATCAGACGCCGCTCAACGTGGTGAGTGTCGGGAGTTCCATAACAACACTGAATGGACCTGCATCAACGGACAATTATCAAGCGACCGTCTTTGCGCCTGGAGAGTTGCGGGTGAGCATGGAGCCAACACAACTCTTTCTGGATTCCTTTGATACAGGACTAGATACCGTGAATCGATGGAAAACGCCAACATGGGGACGAGGAGGTATTGCCGCCCTCAATGAGGCGACGGATACGAGGCTCGGAACGGGAACGCTCGCAAATGGATGGAGTTGTCTGGAAAGTCAGCCGACATTTGGACCAGCGAATCCGGGATGGCTTCAAATCACGTATGGGAATAACGTTCCCTATCCCTACATCCCGAATACCTATTTTTTCTGGGGAACAGGAACCTCTCCCGCTATCCCCACTGCCTTTGCTCCACTGGTCGATGCCGCAGGGTTTGAGATAGCCATTGGTGGTAGGCTCTTTGCTGTCATGTATCAGGGAGGTGTCAGGCAGCAAATCGCGGACCTCTCACAAGCTACAGGAACAAGAAAACAACCACAGGATGCTGGTGTCCACTACTATCACATGTTTTATCGAGGTGATCATACCTATTGGTGCATCGACAGTCTGGATAACGTAGTCGCACAAACCTTTACAGGCGCACCAGGCCCAAATCTCAATACGCTTCCATTAAAAATGATGGCCGCAGCAGGGGCGGGTGCTCCTCCCACCAACGGACAACTGATTTGCAATACCGTCCACGTGAGCGATACCGCACGCAACAATGTGCAACTTTCTGATGGAGTCTGCCCGTGGAGGCAAGCAACCATCGATGTCAATGGGAACCTTTCTGTCAAAGCATCAGCAACTGCCTTTATTTCCACGACTCTACAAAGCAGTGCAAGCGCGAACAGTAACGGAGCGACACTCTCTGTCCTTGGCATGGGTACGGTGACTTTTACTGTCACGGGTACCTATCAAGGAACCGTGAATTTCGAGGGCAGTGAAGATGGGGTCAATTTTTATGGGCTTCAGGCCACACAACTGGGCACCAATGTCTTTGGGATGAGTACGGCAACCACAGGCATCTTCCAGGCGTCGTGTGCGGGACTCCAAACCATTCGATCGCGTATCAGCGGGTATGCCACTGGGCAAATCACCGTTACTGCTCATGCCATTCCCTCCCCATTTTCAACACCAGTGGTCACGCTGAGTGGTGCGGGCGGAAAACTGGCCCTCTCGGCCAGTAGTCTAACGGTCAATGCCGATAATCCTATTACATTTGCTGGAGCAAGTACAGTCGCACGGCGTGTCCGAATACAAAACGAGTCAGGCGGCACAGTCTACTGGGATGCCGATGTGACTGCCACTATTGGCAGTCCGAGCCTCCCGTCGCCTAGCGCAAACTCAGTGATGGTGGAGTGGGTCAACATTCCCATGACCACTCTCCACGTATTTGTCCCGTCAGGAGGCACAGCAGTGCTCAATGGCACAGGCGGCGTCAAAGTGAGTGCATGGGCCTAGCCCTGGAGAGAAAAGAGAAATGCCTTTTACGATTGCAACAACAAACAATGCCCAAGGGACTTCGTACCCGCAGAACTCAACAGTATCAATTGATGGGAGTGCGACTGCATCTATTTTCTGGTACGACGGAGCACAGATGAACTTTTCTACTGCTTCTCCGCCCTATAGTGCTTGGTCACATCAGGCGACACTTGAAGCAGGATCATCCCCTGCACTTTCAAGCTTCCCTACAACGCCTGGGCACATTTTGGATGTTGGCGTAATCACTGGGGTGGGTGTGCAGTGGCACTTCTATCTCAACAACGCAATCAGCCAGAGCGCTAGCGTGGTGAGTGATTCTGCATACACAACGGCAACTCAATCAGCCCAGCACTATCGTGATATCCATACCCGCTATTGGGCCGTCGTATCTGATCACACTGGGGGCAGTGTCGAGGTGTATGAAGCGACGACGCCTGGGACGTCGAACTGGACTGTCAGTTTCAGTGCCAGCGGTGTTACTGCCACGACTTCTCCCGTTGCGGCCATCTGTGGAAACTTCCTGGTCGTGGCGTATCAGACGGCACCGACTACTTTTACCTATGTCCGTATTGATGTCTCTGTGTCAACGCTTGGAAGTTGGAGCACGCCAAAAACGTTCTCCCTTGCCGCATCGACTGCTTCCTCGACCTTCTGCTTGCGTGGCAACCCATCGGGCAAGGGTATGTTTGTCTACAACGGAACCGCTGGTATTGCGGCGCTCTCCTATGATCCTGTGTCGGATACCTGGGGGACGGAAACGGCGCTTACCTCCAACGGCAGTGATACGCAACCGACACTCGCGACGGTTGGCTCCAACTTTTATGCGGTCTGGTGCAGTTATGTTAGTGTGAACAACTACTCCATCGACTTCAACGTCTGGCGAGGAGGAACGCAGACGTGGGATATCGATAAGATCAATCTAGTGCCAGCAGGAGCAAACAATCATTTTCCACAGGTTGCCTATGGCTCAAATATCATCGGAGTGGCCTACACGGTGGGAACTGCTGCCCCATACAGCATCAATTTTGAGATAGCACTTGCAGACGGAGGACTTATCCCACTCTCGCTATATGGCATTAACACTTCTTCTGTCACTCTTTCGACAGCATCTACACTTGCCACACAAACAGGTGGAACGGCGACGGCAACTCCCATTACTAGCGCTCCGAGTAGTGGGACAAGTCTCTATATGGAAGCGCTCTCGCAAGGTGGCACGGGCAGCACAAGCGCATCCCTTCCAGCGCAAAGCGGCAAAGGGTGGCTCTACGAATCAACAGTCTTGGAAAACAGGAAAATCCCCGCAGGAAACTGGTCAGCCTTCGTAACCGTCGAGAATGGGTCTCGTATCAACGGTCAGACGCTTTCTAGTATGACTATTCGGTTCTCTGTGCGCTCGTCATCTGGCGTCTACACGACCATCGGAACTATTGCGCTCACCAATCCTTTCGTCCCGCACAGTCTTCAGGTGTTCTCATTTCCGGCTACGGCAATGCCAGGTGTGTCCTTTGGTGCTGGGGATAAGCTCTACATAGACTATTTCTATCAAAGCGGGACTGGTGCCAATGCATGGGCGAGCGATGCGATGGCAATCACAATGACCTTTGATTATGCACTCGGAATGAGTAATAATCTCCAGGTCGCCACACCTGGGTATGAAGCAGACCCTCCGCTTACTGTATACGGGAGTGCCGCTGCGTCTACCACACTTATAACAGCGGATAAGCTAGCCACAACTCTGGGTGGAACAGAAACTTCTTCACGGACAACGGCTCCGGCCAGTGGTACAAGTCTTTGGATGGAGGCGCTCAGTCAGGGAGGAACAGGCACAACCAACGCCAGTATTCCTGCGCAAAGCGGGAACGGATGGCTCCTCGACTCAGCCCTGCTTGAAAATCAGTCCATGAACTCAGGGAACTGGTCAGCCTCCGTCGCGGTGCGGGACTTTACACGATCTCTTACGCTCGGAAATATGACTATTCGCTTCTCTAAGCGCTCTTCTGGAGGAGTCTACACCACCATCGGGTCTTTAACACTTGCCAGTCCCGCTGTCACAACATCCAGATCTGTGTTTGCATTTAGCGCCACGGCTCTCTCAGGGGTCTCATTCGTGACTGGGGATAAGTTATACCTGGACTTCTTCTACCAATCATCTGGAACGGCCGGATGGGCCAGTGATGCGATGGACATTTTTATCACGACGGCAAGTACAGCAGGTCTGGCCTCTGACTTGCAGGCAGCCACCCCTGGATATACTGCAACACCGAATTATTATGCAACCGTGCTGCGAGATAATCCTATCCGTCTGTACAAACTCAACGAGACAAGCGGAACATCTGTCACGGATTACGGGTCGCAGGCGCAAAATGGCACCCTTCACGGCACGGTCACCCTCAATCAAGCGAGCATGATCCCCTCAAACGCAGCAGACGGTTCCATGCTCTTTGATGGTACGACCGGATACATGCAAGCTGCAACGACAGGGCTTCCAACAGGTGCTCAGGTCTGGAGCATGGAGGGGTGGATTACGATGCCAACGGTGCCTGCAACGGGCATCCACATTATGGCTGAGTGGGGAACCAATACCTCCAATGAGGCGGCGGCTATTGGCATCTTTACGGGGGTCATCCGCTTAAATACCTACTCCGCCAATAACATTCTCGGCCCAACTGCCGTGAATGGAACAACCTATTATATTGTTGGCACGTACGATGGCACGAACCTGCGCCTTTATGTGAACGGTGCCCTGCAAGGATCGCCGCTTGCAGCAACGCCTGCAATTGCGCTGACCTATTGCTACATTGGAACGGAGGATAATGCGGCGGATGACTTCTTCAGCGGGAAAATTCAGGGGGTTGCTTTCTACAATACTGTCCTAAGCGCTACTCAAGTCTCTACCCACTACAATGCGGGTATCACGATATTTTCTCCGCAAGGGGCCATTGCCTCCCCTGAATTGAAAGCAGGAGTCATCACAGGAGGGATTAATAGTTAATGCCTGTACTCACCATTCCCCGCACATTTGGGGGAACCCTTTTGATCACCCTGGCAGGGCCAACGAGCCAGATGGCATCTCTGGCAATTACGGCACTGTTCCGTGATGGTCAAATGGGAGGTGTATGGCGTGATGGTGAAGTTTCATCGCTTGGGCGTGATGGACAGGTTCAGGCGAGATCTCGTGACGGTGAAGTGTCTTCAGCCGGGCGTGATGGGGTGATTGTGATGGGAGGGAGGTAGCACGTGCCAATTAGCCCGTGGGCGCTTGGGCAACTCAGTCCTGTTTGGACCATCGTCATGGCAAGAGACAGCAAACCAATGGATCTCACGGGTGTGACCACGAATCAATTGAGTTTGCTCATCTATAACGCCAATCATGTGCAGATAGGTACGGGAGCAGGCACCTTTGTGATTGTTGATGTCAATCCAGGGGTCGTGACATATCAATTGGTTTCTGCTGACCTTCCGCTCACGACTGGCACCTATTACTTACGTGTGAAGATCAACTTTAATAATGTCTCGCCTGACATGAGCGATTACATCAACTGGGTCATCCAGGCGTGAGGAATAGAGGAGAAAGGTGGTGAGTGTATGGCGGATGGACTAATCAATGTTGCTTTTGATGCAGCGTCACTTGGGATCATTGACCATCTCGGTCAGTTCGGAACATTTCTTGAACCTGAGATAGCGTCAGCTATGACCAAGATTGGCGATCTATTAGTGGCTGCGGCCGAGGCAAACACATGGACCGCCTTCCAAAATCCCACGGGGCATCTCGCCTCTCAAATTGCCGCACAACTCCAAGGTCCGCTAGAAGTGATTATCACGGTAGATGTTCCCTATGCCTGGAGGCTGGAGGAGGGCTTCCACGGGGCTGATTCTCTAGGGCGTGTCTACGACGAAGTTGCTGAACCGTACGCCATGCCCGCATTGATGGCAAACGAAGATGAGATTATGGTAATCGTGGGGCTTGCTACTGCTGAAGCGTTTGCTTCGATGGGTGGGGGGGTGTAGAGTGCCAGCACCGAATCAGCCTTCAACGATTGCGGTTGCTCAGGCAATAGCAGGTTTTGCACAGTCCCTTGTCTATCCTTCAGGGATCTTGGTGTATAGCATCGTTTCACTGGGTGAGCAAAAGGACATTACCACAAATGTAGCAGGAGGAAATGCGTGCTTGGAGGTCTATGCAAACAAGGATGATTCACAACGGCATGCCTTCGGAGGCAAAATTTGGGATGAGCAGACATGGTTTCTGCTCTCCCTTGTCGGGCTGGACAATGCACAAGCAGCAGAGACCTTGATCTATGCCGTACGTGATGCGCTTGTTCAACCATTTCAGACCCATGCAACCCTCGGAAATGCAGGCAGCGTCTTTCACGCGCAACTCAAGCCGGGAACAGGAAGGTTCCTCAAAGTACTGCGAAATGGGCAATGGCTGCGAGCACATTTAGTCGAGGTGATGTCACGTTCAGAATGGTTTGTTATAACACCACCGGGAATAACAGCATGAGTATACAAACATATAGTTTTTATGGGTCAAGTGGTGTGATCCCTGGCGTCCCTGGACAATTCAGTGCAGGAACATGGGTCACGATTGATACGACAACCATGCAGATTACTGCCCAGGGGTTTCTGGCACCCATCTTCTCACCATCGGTGAGTGATGTGGATGAGACCTTTATGGACTATGGCGAGGCTGGTGTTATTCCAGAGGTCGCCAATCAACCCATAGATGCAGGGCAGATTGAGGTGGTTGACGCAACCACAGATACGGTGGTCAGTGATCACTTTTTGCCATCATCATAGAGACATGTTGTCTTTTATTCTGTTCATAGTGTGAAGGCTACCTCTTGTGAGGTGGTGGGAGATGGAAGGGAGAACATAAGAGTATGCCTATTTCGGCCACCGCTGCACGCGGAATCGTTGATATTATGCTAGAGGCGAATAACGGTGAACAGTTATTACTTGCCTCTACTCCGGTTATTGCAACAATAACCGGCATCACTGCTCCTAGTGGTAGTACGGGTATGAGATTTCACATACGCATTACCAATTGGACGGCTTCTGGGACCGTGACGATTACTGGCACTGGCACACCAGGCAACACGGAGACCTACAACATTGCCGCTCCAACTGCTCAACAGACCCAGAGTGCGCAGTTAGCAAGCAATGAGTATGTCAGTGTGAATGCCTACACGGCAATCACGAATATTACCACCACTGGACTCACCAACGGCACTATCACTGTGTATGGTATTTACGCTGGCAAGTTTACCGTGCCTTCCATCATGACCTCCAACCGTGTGGTGAAAGTCTATAGCCCGAACGAGCACAATAGTTTCCTGGAGCGTGACAAGAAGATCCTTCACCTTGTGAACAACACGACTGTTGATCTCAAGCAAGACGTCTACGCGGATTTGAGCTTGTGGTGGCCCTACATGATGATGGGGGCACCTACCATCACGACGTTGCCATCCACACCCACGTCGCTCTTTGCTGCTGCTGCCATCTCGGCAACCCAGTCTCTGACGACACAGCCAACGGCACCGGGCATGAAGCTCATCTTTACCATTACTGCCTTTACCGTTGCAGGAACATTGACCATTGCCGGGACATCCTATGGTCAAGCAGTGACCGAAACAATTTCCATCACTGCTGCCGGTACCTACTACTCTAGCAATGTCTATTCTGCGGTGAATGCTTCTGGTATTACCAACGCCACGACGGCTGCGACGATGGCGATAACTGGCGTCTATGGCTGGCAGTTGGTCTTCTTATCAGGCGGCAACCTCTATAGTGCAGCGATTGAGTGGTACGACGGTGCAGGCTCATGGACGCATCCATTCTCCTTCGCCACTGAGGGCGATTTCGATATCAAGGTCCAGACGGAGGCGACCCTGACCCTCAAAGGCAAGGCACAAGACAAATTGCCAATTGGCGATAGAACGACGACCCCACTTACGGGCGTGAATCGTATCGCCTCCATCGGTGCCAACCTCAACGATGAGCCAATTGTGGGATGGCAAAGTGCTGTGTATCTTGACCCTATTACGGGCACGTCGCAAACGACCGCCTTTATACACTGCGAGGAGTTAAAGGTCGCCCTCAAGGTGCCGCAAGAAGATCATTTTACCTTTACGAATAGCCAGAACTACAACAGGGCCTATGCCGTCAAGCGGGAATGCACCTGTGAGGCCGTCCTCGATTTCATCGATATGCTGCAGTGGGAACAATTCAGGCAAAACCTCAAGCAGTACCTCGCCTTCCAGTTTTTGGGTCAGTACATCGGGACCACGGGTGGGTCAGCGCAATTCAAAAGTTGGACTTGGACGCTTCCTGTCCGAAGTGATGGGCAATTCGATGTGACCTCTGATCCAGCAAAGGGCAACGTGCAAGCCAAGGCGATGTTTAGGACGGAATATGATTCGTCACTGGGGGGGAGCTACAAACTCGTGGTGGTTACACAACTTCCGCCTACCTACCCCGCGTGATCTGACCATAAAGTAGGAGCATCAGAAGGAGGTAATTTTTTTATGGCATTTCGCTTTTTGTGTGCTAAGGACATCTTAGCACGGGTTTCAGGCGAGGGTTTTCGCCCTCGACTAGCATTGCCTATGGCACGACAATGCTCTTCAGAAAGTTTCCTCCCTTTGAGCGAGGTGGACGTTTTTGCCCGTGTCTCATCTGACTTTTTCCGCCCTCTGCTTGCCTTAGCCATATTAGCACGGGCTTCAGCAGAAAAAGGTTTACGCTTTACGCCTTTCTTTGCTTCAGATATGTTTTTGCATTCTTCCTGTGATTTCACACGTCCTTTATGGGCTTTTGAGATTTTAGCACGAGCTTCTAGTGAGGGCGTCACACCTTTCATGCCTGCTCGTATGTTTTCTTTCCATTCGGAAGAAAAAGGTGGGCGTTTTCGACCTTTTGTCGTAGCAGACATCTTAGCTTTGGTTTCATCCGATAAATGCTTTCCCTTATTCGCTTCGGAAAGTCTTTGCGCTAAATCAGTTGTCGCGTACGCATTTCTCACGCTCGCAGAAATCTTTGCCCTGATCTCTGGTGTCAATGATTTCATTCCAATTCCACCCGGAGCTTCATTTGTGAGAGGTGCTCCTTGAGAACGGTAGTATTGAATCCAGTATTGCTCACGCTCTTGCCATTCATCGACAGAGACTTCATCGATGATATCCAGGAGTGGTTCCAATCCGAGCGATTTGAGATGTTTGACCCAGCGGCCTCTATGTGTCGCTTCTTCGCTATTCCTAATATGTACTCTCAATCGGTGCTGGGGATCATTCGACTTGCCCACGTATCGAACTTCGCGTGTGACAGGATCGCTAAGGATGTATATCCAGGTAGTTTGAGGGAGAGGGTTGTCCAATTGATCATGAGGTGGTACAGTGTCCACGATATGTCTCCTTATACAGACGTATCCACGCCAGGGGATGGGTCCAACCATCGCTCTGGCACAACATTTTACCTCCTCAGTATACCACATACCAAACATTCGTTCAAGCAATTTCACCGTATAATTTCTTGTTTTTCGTTACTCAAAAACAGAAAACAAGAAGGGCGATACTAATTAAGATGATGTTGATAGAAGTGATGAGGAGAGAACAACATGGGTGCATTTGATGATGCAGCGAATATTCTGCTGCCAGATCCGAGCGATACAGAAGGGTCAGCAGCATTCCGTCGAAAGTGGGGATGGGATGCACACGAGCAGGTCATCCTGAAAGGGGCGTACACGGCAGGAGATCTCGAAGCCGTTTCCAATGCTGTGCTCGTGAGTGGAAAGAGGGGCGAGAGCATTATGCAGGCAGGAGCGACTCGCATTAAGTTGCTTGATCGTCTCATTCTCGATTGGACCTTTGCTCGCAATGGGGTCAAGGTGCCAAAGACACTCGATGCCATCAGACGTCTTCCTGCAAACTACACCACGCCCATTCTTGAGGCCTGTGACAAGTTGGCATCAGCCATGAATGAGGAGGAGCAGGAGGATTTTTTGGACTTTGTGAACGGGCATTCCTCGGACGACTCCGTACCGATGAAACTGCTCCAGAAGCGATCATAGAGGCAGAGTTGTGGCCGCTCTTTGGTGGCTATTGGGGGTACCAGGCGGCACCAGTACGCAAAACCATCGAGCAGCGTCTGGTCTTCTTTGCTCGCACGTCAGCGGAGAAGCAAATCCAAGAAAGACAAGAAGCGGAATATCGGCTACAGACGCGATAAGTGGCGTAGAAGGTGATAAGTGGCAGCAGGTGACATCGCAATACAAATGACGATCACGGCGGTGGATGCCGCGTCATCGATTGTGGGGAATATCGCTGACAGCCTCTCAAAACTTCCTGGTGGACTGGGAGTAGTGGCTGGTGCTGCGGTCGCGGCTGGTGCTGCCATTGTGGGTATCGGGGCGAGCGCTGCCACTGCTGCTGGAAATTTTGAACAATCTATGGAGCGTCTTGTGACGAGCGCGGGAGAGTCACAAAACAACATCAAGATGCTCAGTGACGGTATTCTGCAAATGTCGGTTGATACGGGCACATCTACGGATCAGCTCGCTGCCGGAATGTATTATATCGAGAGCAGCGGCATCCGCGCCGCCAGCGGCCTTGCTGCCCTGAAGGTGGCTGCGGAGGGTGCAAAGTCAGAAAATGCCGACCTGACCACTGTTTCCAAGGCACTCACGGCGGTCCTCACTGACTATCACATGAAAGTTGATGATGCGGCATCTGCAACGGCGTCATCAACTGCTGTGATGAACGGTTTAATTAAGATAGTCCAGAATGGGAAGACTAACCTTCAGGAATTAAGTGCATCTATGGGGGCGGTTCTCCCAACTGCTTCCTCTCTGGGTATCTCATTCTCACAAGTAGCCGGTGTGATGGATGTTATGACGAATGCCAGCATTCCTGCCCAACAGGCTGCGCAAAACCTTAGCCACGTACTCCTTGCGCTCTCTGCACCCGCTGCCAAGGCGGTAACTGCGATGAAGGATGTTGGACTCTCTGCTCAAGAAGTGAAAGATGCTCTGGTGACCAAAGGACTTCCTGCGGCTCTTCAATTGATCGAAGACCACATCGGCAAACACCTCCCGGCAGGTTCCTATCAGGCTGAACAGGCCCTCAAAGCAATTACGGGCGGTATTATGGGCTTCAAGGAGGCAGCAATTCTTACCGGGCCGAATCTCAAAGTTGCGGAGGACGATATCAAAGCCGTTGCTGCCGCAATGGGGGATGCCAGTAATGGCGTCATGGGATGGGATATTGTTCAGGGCGAGTTCAACTTCAAGCTGGACCAGGCAAAGGCCGCTCTCAATGCTTTCATGATTGCCATTGGAGAGAAATTGTTGCCGCTTCTTACCCCGCTCGTTGAGGGGTTTACCAACTTTGTCTCTACCATTACGCAGTGGGTACAGGGGATCGGAGATGCCACAGCATCTGGGTCGAAGTTCAATGACATCGGGCAACTCATCACCAGTACGTTTACTATTATAAGTAATATCTTCTTCCATATCGGGGAGATTCTTCACACCATTTTCGCGCCTGCCTTTGAGATGGCGCAGACCGCCATCAGCAACTTCATGAACAATGGCCTTGCACAGGTTCTTGAAGGGCTGAACATGTTTCTTCTGAGAATTGATCAGGCGGTGGGAGCCTTCTCCAAGTGGCTTGCTGCGTCCGGGTTGGTGCAGAATGCACTCCAAGCCATAGGGGAGGTCATCACCCTTGTCTCCTCCTCTTTTGACAGTCTCACGTCCTCCGCTTTTAGCTGGGGGGCGAACATGATGACAGGCTTCGAAAACGGGATCATCTCTGTCATCAATAACATTATCTCCGTGGTAGAGCAGGTTGCCCAAGAAATCGCCAATTATCTCGGATTTGGATCACCTACCAAAAAAGGGCCAGGGTCCACGCTCAATTCCTGGGGCCAGGGTATGATGCAGGGTCTAGCTCAAGGAATCACTGCAAGCATACCACTTGTCACCACTGCTGTGAATCAGGTGGCGGGAACACTCAGCGGAGCATTATCAGGAAGCGGTGGAACGGGGATACCATCCGCCAGTTCCATGATGATCGACCCGCTGACAGGAGATAAGCGCAAAGTTACGGAAACATCCAATGCCAGAACTTCTACCAACGCGATCAAAGGGTCTGGTAATGCCATCACGAGCAGTCTTTCATCGGGGATATCGTCAGGGACGAGTCATGTGAGTACTGCGGTCAATGCTGTTGGATCACAGTTGAGCACCCTTTGTAGTAAGCATGCCCAGTCTACCAGCAACTGCGCTGCGCATGCACTTACCACAGGACTTGCCGCCAAACTGCATGCAGGAAAGGGTGTTGTGGGGGCAGCAGCTCATGCCGTTGGGTCACAACTCTCAGCCGTCGATAAAGCCGCTGAAGCAGCCGCGAAGAGGGCAGCGGCTGCAAAGCTTGCGGCAGAGAAAAAGGCAGCAGCAGAAGCCGCCAAAGCCGCGAAGGCAGCAGCGAAACTGGGACCAGCACCGGTAGCAGGAGCCTCGCCCGTACAAGATATCTTAGGCAGTGATGCGATCCAGAAGGCGGTAGCACCTATCACAAAGGCGGCACAAGATGCTGCCAAGGCGGTCACAGGGGCACTTGGACCCGCTGCGACCTTCGTCAAAAACGCGTGGAAGGACGTGTCAGCATTCTTTACACAAGTTGCGGCAAACCTGAAACAGGCATGGCAGTCGATGCTGCCAGGATTGCAGGATATCTGGCGAGTTGTCCAGCAACAACTGGTTCCAGCACTGAAGGAACTCTGGACCTCGATTCAGCCAGGTGTCGCGCTTATTGGACAAATAGCTGGTGGACTCGTCGTGGGTGCCGTTGCATTTGCGAAATGGGCCACCTCTGCCAGTACGCTCAAGCCCATCTGGGATTTTTTGGTCGTTACGACAAAGATTATTATCTCGATTCTCTCAACGCTCATCCATACCATTGCTGATGCCCTTGCACCTGTCTTCAAGCAACTCTCAGATACGTTCAATTCACAGCTCAAGCCAGCATGGGATGACATGATAAAGTCCATTCAACCATCGATCCCATTTTGGACGATGCTTGCCCATGCGATTGGTGGACTCCTCGTCATTGCTATTGGCGTACTCATGGCGGTTTTAGGCGGAGTGATTAAAGGTCTTGGAGGGCTTTTGGCAGGTCTCATTCAAGCCGTTGGGGGCATCGTCCAGATCGTGAGTGGGTTCGTTCAAATCATTAGTGGCATTCTTGCCATGATCTACGACCTGTTCACCGGCAATTGGAGCAAACTGCAAAAGGATAATGATACTGTCTGGAATGGCATCGTCGATGTGATCAAGGGTGTCTGGAACCTCATTGTCGGCATCTTCAAGGGGGCCATTGATTTCGTCGTAGGAACGACCACGGGGTTCGTTCAAACGATCATCAAGTTTTTCCAAAACCTCTCTGATACCCTGGTTGGACACTCCATTATCCCTGATATGGTCAATGGCATCATTTGGTATTTCAAAGACCTCTGGAAAAATATCGTGACGCTGGTTTCTGATCTTGTGAAATGGGTGATCAAGCAGTTCCTCGTCCTCCGAGACCAGGCATTTGTCTACTGGAATGCTCTCTATACAGGAATCGTCGATGTACTGAAGCTTATTCAGAACGGCGTCCAATATGCCATCTCCTTTATCGTGAACTGGCTCCAGAAGCAGTGGCAGACCCTACAGACAAACGTCAAGACGGCATGGGACGCCGTCAACTCAGGGATTACCGCCGTACTAAAACTCATCCAGAACGGTATCCAATCAGCGATCACCTCCATTCTCATCTGGCTCCAGAAGCAGTGGCAAGCGTTCCAGACGAATGTGCAGCTCGCATGGACCGGAGTGCAGAACATCATCAAGAATGCGACGGCAGGGATCTCGACGTGGCTCGGGACGTGGATCGGCGGACTTATCGCCAGTGCCGTACAGTGGGGGACGAACCTTATGAAGTCGTTCGCCGACTCGATCACCAAGGGGGTCGCATCGGTAACGACAGCGGTGACGGGCGTTGCCAACAAGATCAAAGCCTTCCTGGGCATTCATTCCCCAGCGGAAGAGGGTCCGCTTTCAACCTCCGACCAATGGATGCCTCATTTTATGGCGATGCTTGCGAACGGAATCAAGGCAAACACTCCGAAGGTGACGGTTGCCGTTACCGGGGTCGCCACTCAATTTACTACCCTGAATAAGCAGGCCGATACCTCCGTCAACGCCATAAACACGAAAATAGGAACGCTGAGCACAACCTTTTCGACAACGAGCAGCAAAATAACCTCCAATTTGAATATCCTTACGTCGCAGATCAAGACTTCATCTGATAACATCAACCGATCGGTGCAGAGCGTCTCCTCGAATACGGAAACGGTCAGTAGCCAGGTAGGGTCAAGTTGGCACTACATCGGGTGGGTCTGCACCACATCGAGCACGCTCGTCCAGCAAGCAAACACTGACACAGCAAGGAGTTGCCAACAAGCCTCTTCACAAGTCTCTATCACGATCGGTGACACAAAAGCTGATTACGTGTCATTCGAGGAAACCGTCAATACCACCATGCGGGGAATCACGAAAAACATGGACGATGGGTTGGCAAACTTTAATGGCACCATGTCCAAGTGGAGCGACGGCATGAAGCAGTGGACCGACGACCTCCAGAAGAACCTCAACGGCTTTTTCGATAGCAACGGACCAACCAGTAAGGCGATCACGAAGTGGATGGACGATATGCAGCAGAAGTTGAATACATGGAAGGATAACCTCTTCAAAACCATAGGCGACTCTGTGAGCAATTTCTTTTCGAATATGAATAAATCCTTTGCTCAAGGTATCCAAGCCGCGCAATCCGCTGCACAGCAGATCGCCAACCTGCTCGGACACAGTAAGCCGAAGGAGGGACCCCTCAAGGATGACGATGAGTGGGGAGAACACTTCATCCACAACATCGTCAAGGGGATACGTTCTGGTATCCCTGAAGTGCAAGCAGTCTCCAATCAGTTGGCGGGGATACTGGTTGGCGGTCTTGCGCCTTCTTCTAGCGCCTTCGCCCTTCCAGGAGGCAGGTCACCAGGGAACCCCATGATGATCTATGTCTCCCTTGATGGCAAAACCATTGGAAAGTGTGTTACCAAATATCAAGAGAGGGAGCTAAGAGTCCAAGGAGTGGTTCGCAACACATAATAATACAAGTATTGTATATGTGGAAGGGAGTAAGATGTAATACATGGCGGCAACCTGTACCATTGGTGGTGTGGCTTATATTATGATCGAGGATCAGCATGATCTAACCAATGCGCTCGATGAGCGGCAACGGTTTAAGTGTGACATCATCGATTATGCTGGTACTGCGCATTTTGTGAAGGGTGAGCAGGTTGTTGTCTCCGATCCCGTCCTCGGTATTATCTTCAACGGTTACGTCAGCTCTGATAAGGAAATCCCACAATATCCGTCAGGCGCGATCCTGCACTCCATCGACTGTATTGACCAGCACTATCTTGCCGACAAGCGCACATACACGCGCACATACACCACACCGTCTCTGGCAGGTAAGATCGCGGTGGATCACCTCCATGATGTGTTGCTGGCAGAAGGGGTCACACAGAATTTTGCAGAGCACTTTGATACGACTCCGACCGATTTTAGTCAGGGCATCATTACCAGCACTATCGGAGCATCAAATGTTGGGGACGGGGATCTGGAGCTGGCACCTGCTGGAAGCAACGTCACGATCTTAGAGCAAACAACGGCAGACTTCTCCACAGGTACCCTATCGAACGTTACTGCTGTCAGCAATACGTTGACCCCAACGACCGTCAGTGGGCTAGCCGTCACCGCAACGCTCCCCTTTGGGATCGCGGGCGCATTTCTCAATGTCAACTTCTGGGGTGGAAGCAAAGCACTTGGGACCAGCGATACTTTCAATTACGACATCTGGATTGCCAGCACCTCCCCACAAATTATGTGTACGGTAGGATTGATTTTTAACGACGGAACGACGGCAACGGGCATTGTGGACCAGAATAACCTCGCCATCGATGCGACTACCGACCTCACCAATTACGCGAAAGACAAGTGGTACACGCGTAACATCTCGACGACGACCTATAATGGCAAGACCATCGCCAATGTCTTCGTCGGGTTCGGCGGGACCTCGCAGGGAACCTATACGGTCTACGTCAAAAACGTGTACTTGACCAGTGCTTCCGGGAGTCCATTTTTCAGCACGACGGCCGTGGCAACCCAACTCAACCCCATGCAGGTCATTTCCTATTCATACTATACAGCAGCACTCACGACAGGAACGGTCATTCCCGTCTTCGATCCGGCTACCTCAATGCGCACCAGTCCATCACACAGCATTAGCGCGGTACAGTTGCTTGGTTCATCTGTAGTTACATGGGTAGCAGGAACACCAGGAACATCTGGATTCAATCTCAATGTCTCCTATGACGGAGGAGTGACCTACCAGCATTGCACCAATAACTCCGCTCTCCCAGGACTCCCTTCAGGATCAAATGTGGCTGGACTCAACATCATCTTACAAGAAACCTTTGGAGCTGGTACCAACCCCAGCTTGCTCCCCAACCTACAACTTGTCAATATTGTTCTGAACTCCGCGCCAAATGCGACGAAATCAGATATCGTGACCACTTTTGCAACCCAAACAGCCTGGAATACTGGAACGTATGTCAACACACAGGCACTGGTCAATGGGGATCTCGAACCTATTATTGTCACCCGTGACTGGAACAATCACTCAACATCTGGGCAAACCTTCTTCTTAATTCACGGAGGTATTACAGAGTCAGCGTCAACGGGCGCCTACGTCATGACGATGACACATTATTCTGGCTCTGTGAACTATGCCCAATCACGTCTTGACTTTATTGGTTCAGTTGCGGACTTCATTCTTGATATCGATACGGCCTGCACCGCGTCTGGAAGTTTTGTTGGTATTACCTATCGGCAAACGTATTGGAGCAGTCCCAGTCTGGGATCATACGGCTACCTTGTTCAGTACACAGGTGCTCAATTGTGGCTCTGGCGCGGTTCCAACTCATCTAGTTCATCGGCAACCATGCTGGCGAGTGTCTCTTTTACGAATCTCTCGACACACTTGCGTATCGTCGTGAGCGGAGGATCACACCAAATCTACGCGGGGAATGCAACAACACCAACGATTTCTGTTTTCGACAGCACGTATACGTCTGCGGGAAACATTGCACTGTATGGTGAGAACTCAAGTCCCACTATTGACGGGTCCGCCACGTGGGACAATCTTGTTCTCACGTATCCAGGCAACGCTACGTGGCAAGGACCTTCAACATCGATTAGTAGTCTAGGAACATGCGGGTTATCAGCCTTGACATGGGTAGAAGTCAATACGGGAAATTCACTCCAAGCTGCTGTTTCCATCGAGTCAAGTGTTGATGGGGGATCAACATATCAAGTCTGTACCAACGGAGGTCCCATCCCGAACCTGCCTTCGGGTACGAACGTATCAGGGAAAAGCGTCAAGCTTCTCATCTCATTCACATATTCGAGCACAGCACTTCCTCCAATTGTTCGCCAACTCGTCTGGCGCGTACTTGGTCAATACCCTGGCTCATCTGGCAATCGCACAACTGCGCCACTCGGCAATGATACGATGGTGCGTGCCAACGTCGTATCAGGCTTCGGGACCGGATTTGACTCGCAGACCTACACACAGGTTGGCACTGGCACCACTAGCCTCACCTCCAATGAGGCGGCAATAGCCAATACCACAGGCGATGTCCACATGATCTACGGGTCACGAACCTGGACAGACGAGGACGGCACAGTACGATTCCTGTTATCGGCAGCAACGATCTCAGCAGGGATTGAATTGCGCTACACCGACACCAACAACTTCTACCGATTGCAGGCATCAACCACCACTGTGAGTATCGTCAAAAAACAAGCGGGTATCTCACAGACATTGGCATCGGTAAGTATGACGATAACAACTGGAACATGGTATCGCATGAGATTCCGCGTCACAGGAGCGACACAACCATTGCTTCAAGGCAATGTCTGGCTCGATGGAACGCTCGAAAATACGATCAGTCCAGTCACTGGACTATGGAATAACAGCAACTGGACCATACAAGCAGCAGGGTAAATGGGAGGTAAAAGAGGTGGCGGATTATACAACCATCAACATGCAGTACCAGACAGGTACTGATGCAAGTCCAGTTTGGACAGGAACTGCGATTAGTCTCAGCGGATCGGCGGGTGCAAACGAGTTCCGTATGGCAATTACTGGAGGGGGTACAAGCATCGCATCAGCGTCATGGCCGTTTATGGCAAAGCCAGGAAGCGGCACGACAGCAGTCACCTCACTCTACGCTTATACGGCAGACACAACAGGACTTCAGGTCACAACCTATACAGGCGATAATACCAAGGCACGCGTTCTGCGTTGGAACTTCGATAATACAGGGAACCCCGTGACCGCTATGCAGGTAGGGGCATTTGCTAATAGCACACATACAGCCCCTTCACCGGGTACACAACCACCTGGGGCAAATAATGATGCATTCACCAATGGACATGCCACGGACACAAGTAGTAGAAGTTATATCAAGTTTAACCTCTACGGATCTGGATTAACCGCTGGAGGATCACAAGAAACGCCATCGGCAGGAACAGTAGGAACACTGCCTACGGCTACAACTGGCACTACTGGATCAGTCACAACCACTGCCGGAAACTGGTTAAATACCAATGGGGCATGGCAAGATGCGCAAGGTTTTACGGATTACATTACAGGTGTAGCAATACCGCAAACGGCAACGGCGTTCTTTTGGTACATGACGGTTATATTCTGGATCGGCGCGAACATTACTGCGGGCAGTTGGACGCCCTTGATAACATTGCAGTATAGCTACAGTTGAACATCATAGTTATACTGCAACTTTGACGAGGAGGATCGGTAGAGAAGGTATGTACGTGGGGGTAGATGATGGGATTGGTTGAAGAGTTACTAGGGTGCCCTCTCTTAGAGATTACACGCTCCTACTGGGCAGTCAAACTCACAACAGGTGAATGGATCTGCGAGGCACGTGTCAAGACCGACCTCTATAACGGTACTGAGCGCCAGTTCGATTGGTCGAACGATTTAGTTGCGAATGAAGACGTGCTCAAAATCACCCAACTCTGGCTTCTCTGCCCGCCCTCAAAGACTTCACCTCTTGGCAATACAGCGTATCTCACCATCGGCGAGCCAGGGACTGCCTTTCAGTTCAAGGTGGCAACAGCAGATAGCAACGTCGCCATGACTGCACGTAGTCTCCAGATACACGTCATAGGCAAAGTTACCAACAAAGAGACGGGCGATTGTGATGTCTTCGCATGGGATGATGCGGAGCAGGGCCTGATCACTCCTCAAACAATGATTTACGACCCGCTTACCGGAGGTGCAAAGCGAGACGCATCAGGCAACCTGATCTACGCAGGGAAGACCAACATCTACAACTTTCACTCGTGGAGACCAGATTCTCTAGCTCCTTTAGGGAGATTAGAACTCAGAACTGTGGGGGTCAGAGTATAACATGACGGCTCTCACTGAATATCTTACAGTTACCGTTGCCACGACCGTTGCGACAGCCAACACGCTGATCGAGAACGCCACCACGGGCGCAACACTGCTCAACAAGAATACCAATCTCACGTCTGGCACGACTGGATGGATTGAAATTCTCTCGCAAGGCGGAACCTTTGGTGCGGGCGTTGGGTCGGAACCTGCACCTTCTGCGAAAGGATGGATTGACGACGGGACAGGTCTCGTTGGAAATCACTTCTCAGCGGGTACGTGGAGCTTCTCGCTGGGATTCGAAACCACTACCACTGGAACATTCACCGCTGATGTTCACTTTAGAGCATACCAAAGATCGTCAGGTGGCACCTATACCCTGATAGCAGAAGCCACCGCTTCTGGACAAACCATTATCTCCACCAGCTATACGGTCGTCAATGCCTCAGTCAGTGCCGCTGCATCTGCCACGTTTGTGACCGGGGACAAACTCTACATTGACTGCCTCATGAATATTTCCACGAATGGGACGACTGGAAATATGCGCATGCAGGATGCCAATAGCGCTACCGTTGGCTCTACCAGTGCGCAGGCAGTCACACCAGGATATATCTCCAGTACTCAGGTCAACAAGGATATCGTCATTCGTGGACGTATCCAACAACTCATCAATAAAGATGTTGTGCTTCGTGGACGTATCCAGCAACTGGTCAATAAAGACATCAAGTTGCGTGGCAATGTTGGATTGTCAGCCACCAAAGACATCAAGTTGCGTGGTGTGATTGCCGCGTCAGGGATCAAGGACATCAGGGTCCGTGGACGCATCCAACAACTGGTTAGCAAGGATATCACGCTCAGAGGACGTACGGCGAATACGGTGAGCAAGGATATCGCGCTCAGAGGGAAGATTACCGGTCCACCCCTGACTTCCGGTGGATTCACTCTTTTTGCTAACGGCACCGGAACCGCACAATACGACCACTTCAGAGTAACTGAGTATCCAGATCCTGCCCTTAGCTTAGCACCGATTACGCCGCGAGTAGGGACAACGCTGGTCTCGTGGAACGCACTCACACCGACCAATACCACTCTTGGAATGGATATCAGTCTGGATGGGGTCAACTGGACGGATGTCACATCAGGGAACAATGGGAGTCTGCCGGGGATTTACTCACAGGTTGATCCCGTAACCGATGGCTTTGATATGGACACCACGATCAACTACACCTCTACGTTCCGCACAGGCGGATCAGTTGCGATCATTACCTATGATACCCTTCATAGTCGGCTCATCCTCACTGGCGGGACGAATGCCATCTATGCCTATTCTGCCATCAGTCGCGCCGATGTGGACTTCTTTGCAGACCTAGACCAAAGCGATGCAGGCGGTTTGGTCTGGCGCTTCGTGGATCAGAATAATTACTATTGGCTAGACATTAACGATAGCCTCACCAGCATTGGAGCAAATACCATCACGCTCTATAAGGTAGCATCCAACGTTCAAACACAACTCGGAACCGCTGCTATTTCCTATACCGTGGGAACATCCTCCAATAACTATACCGTCACTTTCACCAGAGGAACCTACCACCGTTTCCGGGTCTCCATGCTCATGGGTGTAATCACCGTCTATGTGGACGGGAATGCACTCATTACGTATACCGATGGCTCACCACTAGGCGCTGGTCTGATGGGTCTCTACAACAACGGTGGGACGATAGGGAGCAGGTACTACCAGTTGTGGATGACGCCCCAAGGAGATTACGTCACAGGTACTCCCGTTTACGACATCGTTACAGGTGATTTCGTGTACACCAGGGCACGCCTGGCAACCACTGACCCAAGCGTCACTCCTCAAGTCCTGGATATGACCACGATGGCAATGACACCAGCTATTGGAGCAGGGTCTAGTATTCCATCGGTGACCTATAACGCCACGCTTGTCAGTAAAAACTTCGATGACCTGGCAAAACAGAGCAATTATAGTTGGTACATTGACCAAAATAAGACGTTCAACTTCCGCTCACGTGCTTCTATTGCGGCTCCCTGGATCTTGCAGTCATCTCCATACGGGTTGGTCGCAAACGTAGACCTGGAAGTGTCTTCAAACCTTGAGTTGGATGTTGGCAATGACCTCTATCGCAATCGTCAGATCGTGCTCGGAGCAACGGATACCGCTACCTTCGTCGAAACCAAGATCGGCGATGGGAACACGCGTTCCTGGACAATGGGGTATCCATTGGCAGCACAACCGACCATCACCCTCAACGGCGTTGTCATTGCTTCTACGCAAATAGCGCTCAAGGGTGGGACAGGTGCAACCTTTTACTATGCGCTGAACGACCCTGTGATTACGGAGGATGCGGGAAAGACGGTTCTGCAAGCGACTGATCAGCTCGTCGTCACCTACACAGGTCTCTTCGATGTGACCATCACGGTGGATGATCTCACGGAACAGGCAGAGCAGCAGGCTATTGAGGGCGGAACAGGCATCGTGGAAAGCGTGGTGGATGTGACGGGGCAAGGGTACAACAAGAGTGCCGCCACGGCACTTGCCAACCAACTCTTGAGCCGATATGGCATCGCAGGACGCACGCTCATCTTCGACACGACACGGAATGGGTTAGCTGTGGGGCAACTGTTGAGTATATTCCTACCCGAGCAGGGCATCTTTGATGGGCAATTTTTCATCACACAAGTAGAAATTACCCTGATGAAGGGGGGAGCAGACAGTCAGATATGGTGGTACAAGGTCACGGCATCTGAACTACCCAAACAGGCTTCATGGGCCAAACTTCTGGCATCAGGTTTAGGGCTACAGTAGTTTTGTAGGTGTGTCAAAGATAGGGGATGTGTGGTTAGCGGAACGGGAAACAAAGACATGCAGGCACCACAAGATCAGGTAGCACTGTTGCAATTTCGCGTCGATGCACTTGAACGAACCGTGTCGGGGTTTAATCAGCAACTCAATTCCTACGTGCGAGAGCGGGAAAATGACCTGAAGCTCAAAATACTGCAAGATACCGCCAATCATATTGAAGATGAGGTAAACGGTCTCAAAAAAGATATCCGTTCGCAAGGCGATGAGGTGAAGATGCTCAAAGATGAGTTGCAAAAGCGCGATGCATCTCAACGCGAAAGCCAGGATAAACTCCAAATCCGCGTACTCGTCTGGGCGGTAGGTATCTTCATGAGTATCGTTTTGCTGCTCCTAGCAGCGTATTTCTCACATATTCTGCACTAAAGAGGTGTCTTATGAGAGCACGCGTACAGAAAACGACCGTGATGGTGGTTGTCCCGACCATCCTCTTCCTGTTACTCATGCTTATAGGTTTCGATCTCTATCCCGTGGTATCGGGAAATGATGAATTGGTTATTGAACAGCAAGCCTGGCTTCAGGTGGTACGGAATGAATATCTTGCCAAGGATATCCTTATTCTTGCGTATAGACCTGCCACCTATCACTCTCAGGCGGTGAGCGATCTCCAGGTCATTCTCCCTGGCCTCCAGCAAACACAGACTGGACTCCTGAAAGGTGACGCTTCTCTCGGACTTCCAAACAATCCATCGGATGAGGTCAGACAGATACTCCAACGAGCACAATCTGACTACGTTCCTCTTGTGGCAGCACTCAAGGTCATTCTCGCCCATTCTGATGGACCGGTTGACCCAATACAACTTAACATTGTCATGATGCATGAGTATCCCTATTCCGTCACGATGGCTCAACTTGCTATCCTCATTCAGCAACAGGCGGAGGCAACCAATCTTCACCTCCTCATCATTAAGATAAGCATCAAGACGCTGCTTCTTGTAGTGATTAGTGCGCACTATCTGTTCTCAGGGAGAAAGGCGTTCAATAGACTGGTGGAGATAGAAGAGGAGGCGCAGAAGAAGCAAGCGTAGGGTGAGGGTGTGAGTTAGTTGGCACATCCTCTGAAATTCGTTCGCAGTGTGAACAGATGCTACAATAGAGAGTGAGGATGTTGTTGGAAGATGAGAGGATGACCATATGGCGGCTGACGCTCAAAAATTAACTCAGATCACCCTTATCTGTGATGACAAAGGCTATGGGGGCTACCAACCTGGAGAAGTGGGGAGAGTCAAAGATGGGGTCTGGATGGTATGTTGCCCTCTTTGCAATAATTTGGGGGAACTGAGAACTCACCACGTCACAGAACATGACGACCAGACCATCACTATCTCTCCATCGCTAGTATGTCACGGGTCAATCTACGAATCCCCTGGTGTCTACCGCTCTTGTACTGCCCACTACTTTGTTGAGCGCAATCAGATCAGGTGGTGTTAGTATGTCTGACTCTGCTTATGTAACTGCCTACATCCAATCAGAACAACCTACCCCCTTCCGGCCATTCATGTGGCAACTTATCATGCTTACTCAGATTACATGTAGGACAAGACAGGACAACATAATCAACATCGTTGCGCGGACCCTCCTCAATGCGACTCAAAGGGATGGTATGCTCCAAGTGGAAAATGTATTGTCCATTCTTCTTCTCAAACTTAGCATGATCACAAGCACTATAGTAGCATCTGTACTTCTGTGCTTTCAACTTTTGTTGGATTTGTTGTTCAGTAAGAATACCAGGAATAGCTTTCTTTCGTGCTCCACGATTGTGATTATAGGTTTTGTATTTATCTGGATTGTTTTTACAATATGCACGCAGCCGTTGCTTATTCTCTTCAGCATGAGAGTTTCGATAGGCTTTCTGCCTAATCGCATCGTCCTCACGAAACATCTCATGATAAGTCTTACGTTCGATACTAGCACACAGCTTACATCTCGTTTGCACTCCATAACGATGAGTTTTGCTCACATGAAAGTATTCACGCGTAGCAGGCAAAATCCTTTTACATTTAATACATCTTTTATGTCCCATTTCAATAATTTCAACTTCTCTTCTGCGTGGCGTGGCAACACATTTTTTACACCAAGGAAACAAACCATCGGAACGGTTTCTGTCAGAATGAAAGAATTCAGATGTGGAAGGGTGCCAATTCTTACACTTGGTACACCGTTTTTCCCCCAATCGATATTCTCGAACTATGCTGTAACTCTTATTGCCTTTGCATATCTTACAACTGGAATGAAAGCCATCCTTCTTTCTGCTGTCTTTGTGAAAGTAGATGTTTGTTGCGGGGAAAAGTTCTTTACATTTGGAACATTGCTTGAAAGAGGATGTATCGGGTATAGTGTCGCTCATGGAAGATCTCCCAGGTCTTTCATCACGCCAGAGGGTATGTCCAGTACCGCTCTGGCAACAATATTTCTCAATACATCAATTATATCACAAAACAACCTGTAAAGCTAGTTTGTGAATGTTTTGCGGCGTTAAAGATGTTATGTAAGGAGGAATGACGGTTGAAATTTGATAATGATGGGTGGCTGGATGCTGCTCAAGGCTATAACATCAGCGGCAACTCATGGGACAGGGGAGATGTGCCAATTACGCACCTGGTGATTCATGGTACAGCGGGTGGCTCAGATGGGCGAAGTACGCTCATCTATATGAGCAATAATGGCGTTTCAACTCACTTTGTCATCAGCGTAGACGGCACGATCTGGCAAGGTGTGCCATGTCATAGCCGTGCAGCATGGGGAAATGCGCCACTCAAGGCACCAAGCCTCGATTTCGCACGTGCTGATCTCAACCCAAATCTTTGGACAGTCAGTGTAGAATTTTGTAAGCCTGATAACACCAATCAGATCGATATCACTGAGGCACAGAAGGCGTCAGGGTTCCCTCTCATCAAAGCAATCTGCGAACAATATAACATTGCCATGAGACCAGGGGATGGCAATTCTGGCATTATAAGCCACGCAGATATCAATTCTATAGATCGAGCACGCTGTCCCGGCACGTACCCCTGGCCTGACTTATTCAGTTTTCTAGGAAGTGGAGGGGATGAGATGTTACCTATCACCATTGATCAAGTCAGTAACTACTTTGAACAGGCTGGAGATCAGATCTGGAAGTGCAAACAGACCGGTTTCATCATCGGTCATGGTATCCTCGCCTTCTACTGCGCGTTTCGTGTCACTCCACAGGATCTGGGAGGACTAACACATCTGGGACTGCCGAAGAGCGGCGAACAGGGCGTACCAGGCAAGCCAGGAGTCGTGGAGCAGGTGTTTGAGCGTGGCATCCTCGCCTATGACACCGCCCATATCGCAGATAACCCACCGGGTTCTGGTTCAGTGTACCTCGCACATATCAACACCCCTCTTCCAACGCCTGTGCCTGCTCCCACTATTGACGTGAACAAGATCAAAGCGGCCACCCAAGAGATACTGGCAGCCATCGGAGGTCAATCATGAACCCCGCAACCACCTTTGAGTCGTCTCTTCCCTTCATTGCCTTTTTCGTCAGCTACGCCATACAGCAAGAGCACTGGGGAGAATGGGCCAACCTTGGTGTGGCAGGATCAACCATTCTGCTCTCGGCACTCATCACATCCCTGCTTCATGGGCAGATTACGAGCAATGTCCTCGGTGACATAATGGTGGTGGCAACAGCGACAACGGTTCTGCAAGCTGGCTCACTCAAACCATTGCAAGATTACCTCAGAGTGAACTTTCCAACTCTGCCCTCATTCCCAACGCAACCAGCATCGTCAGTGCCTCCACAACCGCCTACAACAAACGTAGCAACGCCATCATCGCCAAAGTCAGATAATACAGCAGGAGGAAGCACACCCACGCCATAGGCTTCACATTGCGAATGATGTTATACTGTAATCAGCATATTCACTCTCGAATATGTCACTTCATACAGACGCATGAAACCCAACCAGAAGCATACCCTAAGACCAAATGAACGGTAAGACAAAGAAACTCTTCCAGCGTTACCTGGAAGAGTTTCTTTGT